GCGCCGATCTTCTTGAGGATGATGGGGTTCATGGTTGCTCCAGGGAAAGGATCAAAAGGGCCAATTACTGACCGGCACGACGCACGGCCAACGCGAACCCGCCGTCGTAGCGGGGGAGGTAGTCGTCGACGCCGCCGCAGTAAAAATTGACGACCCACGCGGACGCCGAGGACCAGGCGGCCGCCGTGCTGGTCCAGTGCCAGCGAGGCAGCACGCCGGGGAACAGCGCGGTATCGATGGCAGGCTCATGGCGGGTGTCATCGACCAGGGCGACCAGCTCTGCGCGGGTGGGAAGACGCCAGTCGTCATGGCCCAGCAGGCGAAGCTCGATGCAGGCCTTCTCGCAGTCGGGCTGGCTCATCGGGTCCCCATCGCTGCCGCCGATGGACTTGACCGCCCACATCAGGCCGGTGGCGTGGTCGATCACCGCCACGTGATCGGTGCGCGGGTCGGTGCCCGCAGCGCTGGTGCCGTCGGCGAACAGCTTCGTGTGCCCAGTGGGGTGATGGTGGATAGCCTGGTCAGCATTGAGTTCGATCAGCTGCCCGGGCTGGAAGGTTCCGGCGGAGATCGAGATCTCCGATTCACCCTTGGTGCGGATGGTGATGGCGTTCAACGTGCGTTCCTCGCGTTGCGGTGGGTGCCGCCTTCGGCGGCGCGGGTTGGACTGCAGAGAGCTGCCAGGGCTTCCAGACGCACCGCCTCGGCGGTGTAGTGGGCTGCTCGTTCCTGGCGGACCTTGTGGGAGAACTGCACGTCAGTCAGGGCATGCTCGGCAGCGTCGCGGTTTGCCTTTGCGAGGCGTGCCGGGTCGTGGTCGAAGATGTCGAGTTGATTGCGCATGCGGTTCCCTCGAATGGGTTGCCGGCGAGTGGAAGTCCGGCCGGCGCGGAGCCCGGTCACCCGGGCGGGCGGTTGCTCAGTGGGTGTCGTCTGCGGCCAGTGGTGCGCGCTGGCGCTCGGCGCTGCGCCGCTGCATCTCGGCCTTGAAGGCTGGCCAAGTGGTCTGGAGGTCTTCCCAGCAGCGCCATGCGAAGAACACGGCGCCGATGGCGCAGGCGAGGGCAACGGGTTCGAGCTGGTTGCGCAGCGCCCAAGAGAGCGTGGCGAGCAGCAGGCCAACCACGACGGCGCAGAAGAAGGGCAGGGCCAGGTGGCGCATTACTCGGTCTCCTGTTCGGTGGTGGGCACGGCCGGCGCGGGCGCGGGGCCGGCGGGCGGGGTGATGGGCGGGATGCCGACGGCCATGGCGGCGAAGAAGTCGGGGTCGGTCACCAGGCACCGCCTTCGAGCTTGCGCACTTCCTCGACAAGGAAGATCCAACCGTCGCCGTCCGGCGGGGTGCGGTACGGCCCTGAGTCCATGCAGACCAGCAGCGAATTGCGACCAAAGGTGTCGGCGACAACTCCGGTCTGCCCTACGGCAAGGTTCGGCTGGTCGTACTCGGATGCCGTGACCTGCACTCGATCACCGCACTTGAAGCGGTTCATGCAACACCATCCTGAGCGCTTGCGCCCTCGGTGGAGGCAATGAACGCCCGCAGCTTCTTCTGGCTCGCTGGCGGGAGTGCGATGTAGGTGCGACCGGCAATGACGTGGTGCTGGCCGGCGGTCTCCATGAAAGTCGGCGCGGAGTCGGTGGACACGTACACGGCCATGGCCGTTGCGCCTTTCGTCCGGCGCCAGCCCGACACGCTCCAGCCGGCCGGATCCTTCATCACTCGCAAGCGCATGCCACAGCCAGGCACTTCGATGACGGGGAGGCTCGGGGCGGCGGCGCTCATGCAGCACCTGCCTGCGCACGCGCTGCGCGACGAGCGGCGGCGACAGCACCTGCAGCGCTCTTGCCCTGCCGCAGTACGGCATTGGCGGCGAAGCTGGCGGATGCGACGACCTGGTGGGGGAGGAGGCCCCAGCGGCGCCCGGCGCGGGCAACGATGCCGGCGGCGGCGGCCGCGCGCTGGGCGTTGGAGTGGTGGGCGAGGGCGACGCTCATGCGGCGGCCGCCGTACTGCTGCGCAGCTCCAGCGCTGCCTGCTGAATATCCAGGGCGAGGCGATCCGCCTCCTCCTGCTCAACGTACAGGCTGGCGGCGCCGACCTTGATTGCGACCATGCCCACTGCGGGCATGGCGACTACGGAGGGTGGCGCCTTGCTGACGCCGACAGACATGGTGGCCATGGGTGATCTCCTGCGCCCGGCCCCGGGATGGGGCTGTATGGGTGGCTGTGGAGAACATTACCGAAACGGTTATTGATCGTCAATACCAAAACGGTAATTGGTATCGAATGAGCCAGCCGGTGAGGCTTCACCGCCACAAAAAAGGCCCCGTAGAGGGGCCTTAGTTCAAGGGGAGACTATTCGTACCTGGGGCGGAGTAGGCCCGCATCCTCGAATGAAACGCCGTCGCGCATGCACTCCATTCCTCGTTCCATGTCGCGGTGCAGGGCAATGAGCTGGTTGTCCTCCAGTTCTTCAATGCCGGTTAGCCCGAAGCACGCCTGATCGATCAGCATTTGCATCGCAGGTCCCCAATGCCGCCGATAGTGGCGAATCATGCGGTAATGCGAGTCCTTGGTGAGGCTGTTCATGCCTCGCGGTGCCTTTTCGGGCACAAGGCGGAGACGTGGTGCGGGCACTGCCGGCGCTCTGTCCCCATCCATCGCCCTAGCCAGCCGCTGCGCCAGTTCCTGCAGCTGGTCCTCTCGTAACGCCATCCTTACCCCCCTTTCGCTCCAACCGCTCGACAAATGCGCGCATGAAATCCAACACGTTGTTGTCATCGAGCGTCCGCGCCTCTGCCGCAATCGTCTCGTAAGCGATGGCGAGGGCGTTGGCGTCGATGGTCGGTACAGGGCCGCCACCGCGGATCTCTGACACCAACTGCAGCAGCCGTATTGCGGAGCGAAGAGTAGGAACGTCGAGTCCCATAGATTGAGATTCGCCGGAAGCACGGTCGAGAGCCCCGGTCGGGAGGCCCATCGCTGCCTCTAGATCGCGCGCCAGGCGATGGCCGATTCCTTTCGGATTCGTCTCTGAGATCCACTGACTGACCTGCGGCTGCTGCCAGCGAGTTCCGCCGAACTGGCGTGCCCAGTCGGCCGGGCCGCCAGCGGCGGCCACGCGTTGGCGCATGTTGATGGTTCTGAGGGTGCTGGCGTCCATGGTCGCAATGGTCCTATCCATTACCATTTCAGGAAATGACCGAAACGGTATTGCGCTCGTATAACCGAAACGGTAATGTGCAGGGTATGAACCTCACCGACTACGCCATATCGAAGGGGGGCACCGCCAAGATCGGGTGCCCGGTGTTGGGCAGCACGGCGTCTAACGCCAGATGCAGCGCCGCCACTCTCTACATGATCGCCAGGGGCCACAAAACGGTAAGCGCCAGACTGGCCGTTCGGATCGCGGACGCGACCGACAATGCCGTTGCAGCTGCTGACCTTCGCCCGGACCTGTTCCGGGCCGCCACTCCAGCAGCCATGAGCGGCGAGTCTGAGCCCATGGTCGATGCGAAGTGGACGAAGCGCGCGCTGCGTAGCTATCTGCACATGGCAAACGACGGGCAGCTGGCCAAGGTTCTGCAGTTGCCTGCCGAGCAGGTAGCTGGCTGGTCCGAAGAGGGCGCGCTGCCGGCGCTGCCCCAGGTGATGAAGCTGCTGGGACACATCGAGCAGCGGGAGCCGGTCAAACCGGCGAACGAAGACCCCGATGCAGAGCGAATCGCCCCAATTGAGGTGGCTTGATGGGCTACAGCCGAACCAAGCGCTCCCCAGTCGCGACCACCTCAAATCCGTCTGCGACGGCATTGACGGCGCTGCCGTCTCCGAGCGTGTGCCTTGCCATCCCCTCGATCCAGCTTGGCCCGTCGAGGTCCGAGGTGTCGATGCGTGTGAAGTGCTTGATGACCCACACCCTGCGGCCGTCCGCGCCGCGAGTTTCGATTTGTTCCGTCTCCATGGAGAACCCCAATGCCTGACCAGACCCCCGAGCAGGTGCGGGAGCACCACCTGTCGCGCATCCGCGAATACGCGGTGCAGCACGACCTCGCTGGCGAGGATATCGCACTGATCTTCAACGCGGGGTTGGCCGCAGCCAGAAGTCTCCGGCCGGACCTGATCAAGAAACGTGGCTGACGTGCCGCGCGCTGTAGCAGTTCGTTCCACCACTCCCTCCTGAACTTCTCATACGGATATGTACGCAGATCCTTCGAACCTTCGTGACAACCCGATCAAGGTCCGGTTCAACGACACGGAAAAGGCCTTGATCGATGCGGCAGCGAACTTCAACGGGCGTCAGCCTGCGGTGTTCGTTCGTGACCTGGTGCTGGCCGGCCTTGCCGCGTTGGAACAGCGTAGCCCCGACCGTGATGTGGCCTGAAGGACCCAACGAGTCCCTGGGGAGGGTCCATGGAAATTCAGCTGTCGCGCGACCAGCGAAAGCAGCTTGATCAATACGCGGCCTCGCGGGGAATCACTCCCGAGGAGGCCGCGACAGAGCTGGCACGCGGCGAACTTGGGCGCCGCTACCGGCTCCCGCGAAGCAACGGCGAAGTGGTCCCTTTTCAGGGACTGAAACGGCCCGAAGACCCTACGAGGTAGTACAGATGAGCAGCCTACGCGCGCGCTCCACCGATCCGCACACCAGCCACGCCGCTGCTACCGACCTTGTCGCCAGCGGTGCGTTGCGCGTCCAGCATGCCAAGACGGAAGCCGCGGTGATCCGTCATCCGGGGCACAGCAGCCTGCACCTGTCGGCGCTGACCGGCCTTGACCGCCACATGTTGGGCCGTCGTCTGCCGGAGCTGGCCCGCGAGGGTCGCATCTGGCGCGGCCCGTCAGCGCCTTGTGCCACTACTGGCAAGCCGGCCTGCACCTGGTGGCCGGTGGCCCCGGGTCAGAACATGTCGCTGGGGCTCTGATATGTCGACCATCATCATGTCGCAGTGCTGGCCGCTGCAGGGCCTGAGCGTCACGCAGAAGGCCGTGCTGATCTCGCTGGCGGACCAGGCCAATGACGAGGGCGTGTGCTGGCCGGCCATCGCTACGATCGGCAAGCGCTGCTGCATGTCTGCGCGCGCTGTGCGCACGGCCATGGATCATCTGGAGGTGGTTGGCCTGCTGACTCGCGAGCGTAGGTTCAACAGCAGCAACGTCTATGCGGTCACGCCGGACAAGTTCAACGCCGATGCCGCCGCGGCGAAGGGCAAGCGGAAAACGGCGAAGGGTGGGGATGCACGGGGCGCAGGTGATGCGCCCCGTGCAGGGGGTGCGCCCGATGCACCCCCGGGTGCGCCCCATGCAGTGGGGGATGCACCGGGCGCAGGTCTGGAGGTGCGCCCCGTGCCGCCTAACCGTCATATAACCCCCATTGAACCGTCAGATGAACCGCCAGTTCCGGCGCTGGTCGCGCCGCCGACGGAGGAGGAACTGGAGGCGCAGATGCAGGAAGCCTGCAAGGCGACGTGGACCGCCTACCGGACGGCCTACCGCCTGCGCCACGGCGTGGACCCGGTCCGCAACGCCAAGGTCAACACCAACGTACGAGGCCTGGTGAAGCGGCTTGGCCGGGAGGAAGCACCCCAGGTTGCCCGCTGGTTCCTGAGCGTCAACGAGCAGTACGCCGCGAAGCGGATGCACGACTTGGGCGTGCTGCTGGCCGGTGCAGAGGCATACCGCACCCAGTGGGCAACTGGCCGCCAGATGACTCAGGCCAGCGCCCACCAGCAGGACCAAACCCAGAGCAACGCCAACGCTGCATACGAGGCCAAGGCGAAGCTGCGCAAACTTAGGGGGGCGACCAATGCTCACTGACGCAGAGCAGGATCAGCTGGTGGACATGCTGACCGCTACCGCCGAGGTCATGGGCGAGCAGATCACCTCAAACGCGGCGACGTACATGGTGCTGGATCTGGTGGCGTATCCGCTGCGGGTGCTGGCCGCTGCGCTTACTGCCTGCCGCCGTGAGGTGAAGGGTCGACTGAGCCTGGCAGCGATCTTGGAGCGGATTGACGATGGCCACCCGGCCCCCAACGAAGCTTGGGCATTGGCAATCCGGGCGGCTGACGAGGCGGTTACGCTGGTTTGGACCGAGCAGACCCGGGATGCTTGGGCAGCCGCGCTGCCGCTGGTTCGGGCGGGCGACAAGATCGCAGCTCGGCAGGCGTTCCTGGAGGTGTATGCGCGGTTGGTGAAGGAGACGCGCGCTGCACACCGGGTGGCGACCTACCAGCTGTCCCTCGGCGTTGACGTGTCAGGCCGGGATGGTGTGCTGCAGCAGGCCGTGGCTGCCGGGCGGCTGACGCATGAGCAGGTCGCGGAACACCTCGCGTTGCCGCCGGCCACCCCGGCATTCAATCCGGTGGCGCTGCTGGCCGGCACGGTAGAGGCATCGCCGACCGCCGACGCTCGGACCCGCGCGCACCTGGCCGCGATCGCGGACCTACTGGGGGGCAAAGCGGCATGAGGAGCCCCGATCACTTCGACGTTGAGGTGCGCCCGGTGAGTGAGCCGGTGGCCGTGGCCGGCTGGTATCTGGCCTATGGCTATGGGGTGAAGCCGCTGGTGATGTACGCATCCCGCGGCATGACAGTGTGGCGCGATGGCATGCGGCAGATCCCGATCACCCGGTATGCCGGCCCGATTCCGGAGTTGCGCTGATGTGGTCGAAGGCACCGCCGCCGGCGAAGGAAGAGGCCGCCCGTATCGAGCTGGCCAAGACGGGCCCTTGCATGGCCTGCCTGGCGCTGCTGGAGCAGCAGCTGCTGGAGGCGGAGCTGGTGGTCTACGGCTGCGACTACAACCACGCCAAGAGCGGGAATCTGCGGCGCGGTCACATGTTCGGCTACGCCCTCTGCAAGTGGCACCACATGCGGCATCCAATGGAGGGGAACACCTTCGCGACGATGCGCCAGATCTACGGCCCGAGCCTGATGGATGGCTCGCGGACCTTCCACGAGACGTATGGCTCCGATGACGAGCTGATTGCCAATCAGACCTACGTGAACGAATTGAGGGCATGACCATGATGGAAAGGAGTAAGACCAATGCAGGCCGAGTGCGCGCGCTGTTCGAGCGCCAGCCATCCGCGGCGCTGATGGCCCGCGAGATCTACCAGGGCGTGGGGGCAACGACGCCCACCGACCGTGATCGAATCCGCTGCGCGCTGCGAGACCTGACCGAGGCCAGCTACCTGGTCAAGGATGGCATTGGCCAACGGGCGGTGTTCCGCCTGTCGGGTATCGGCATGCCCCGGGCGTTCGTTGTGACGGACGAGCAGCGCGAGCACTGCCGTCTCGACAAGGCACACAAGCAAGCGCTGCGCCGGGCCGCGAGGCGAGGCGGGGCGGCAGGCCTGCGCACGGCGGACAAGATGACCATCAACAGGGCGCAGGTGGAGCGGCTGTCCGGCCTGGCCCCGGCGAAAGCATGGGGCAAGGAAAAGGACGGCCAGCGGCCGGCCGAGACAGTGGAGCAGTTCGAGGCTCGCGGCGGGCAGGTGCAGCGCCTGACGGCCAGCTGGGAGCAGCGAGCATGAGCAAGCGGAAGATCATCGCAGCGGCCAAACGCCGTGGCCTGTCGGTCGTCAACGCAGCTTGGGAATGGACGGTGGGTGGTGGCGAGCGCTATCCCCAATGGGTTGTCGACTTCGGACCGGAGATCGATGAGCTATACGGCGAAAGCGAGGAACAGTTCTTCGAGGACACCGACACAGCCCTGCAGTGGCTGGAGGACCTGATCTCGCTTCCGCCGAGGCCCGAGTGGCTTCCTATCGCCGAGGCGCCGCAGGACGGCACGCGGCTGATGCTGTGGGACTCGGTGAGCAAGCGGCCGGTGTTCGGCAGCTGGCGGGGTGACAACCATGCAATCACGCACTATGCCGCAGAGCCCGCTGGGCCGGGGGCGTCCTGATGGGAGCCGCCGGGGAGCGGGAACTGGTCGATCAGCGCTCCGCACTCATCCCTGCCGACGACGTGAAGGTCGTTGCGGCGTCCGCATCTGGGGCACATGAAGTGCAACCCGAAGCCGTCGACGTTGGGCTCGACCTGGTCGAATCCGGCGAGCGCGATATGGCAGCGGATGCACTGGAGCATGAGGCCGGTGTACGCCCGAATGGTGACGGTGAGGCTACAGCCGACCATCTCCCTGTAGAGGGCCTCAAAAGGGCCTCAGCAATCAACGAACCGGCGCGATCACGCGCTGCACGAGCAAACCACCAAGGGGAAGGCACATGGAAATGATCAACGCACGCGAACTGCTGTCCAGCCGGACCGGGCCACGGACCATGAGCTTTGAAGGGGGCGTCGGCGGCCCCTCTACCCAGGAGATCGTTGCTGCGTTGGCGGATGTCCCACATGGTCTCGGGCATGAGCTTCTGCAGGCGCTGTGGTGGCCCGAGAGCGGTCAGCGCCGTCGCGAACAGCTGCGCCAGGCAGTTGTCGGCCTGGTGGCGCCGGAGTTCACCCGTCAGATGCATGCCCTTGCCGATGCCCGGACGGAGTTCGGGATTGCCAAGGCCAGTATGGGCTGGGGCGGCGGCACCGTAACTGATGTGCAGCGCCGCGAGCTACGCCGCGCGGAGCAGGCGCTGGAAGACGCGCGGGCAGCGGCCTGGCCGAACAACACGATGGAGCAGCTGGGCGTGCTGGCCGGCGCGGTAATCGCAGAGATGGCCGGCGCATGCGAGTGCTCTCGATGCGGTGGGAAGAAGGTCTTGCGTAATCCTGTGCTTGCCGGAGCCGTGGAGTGCGAAGACTGCGGCGGCACTGGCTTCGAGCCGCTGAGTGGTCGTAAGCGTGCTGGCGCCATCGGCGCGGACTGGTCCGCCTACAGCCGGTTCTGGCGCGTGGTCTACGAATGGATGCTGGCCAACTTCCGTTCGGCTGAAGCGCGCGCTGTAAGGCAGTTCAACAAGGCGCTGTCCAAGGTCGCTTAGCGATGACTTCCTAGGTCATCGAAAAAGCGGGCAATCTTGCCACCATCCAATCGCAAGCCCCGGCCAAGCCGGGGCTTTTTCTTTGCCCGCGATCCCAAACCGGATCAACCCAAGAGACAAACCGGCAACGGGGCGGGCACCAATCAACCGGGAGGGGCATATGCCGAACCGGACGAGCCACGGGGCCACCATGAAGGACGAAATCATTGGCACTGCTGCTGGTGCTGTAGCGAAGGCTGCACCCCCGGTAACGGTTGCCAGCGCGGTTGCCGCAGGCGCGGACCTAGATCGCGTAGTGGTGGTGCTGACGATCATCTATCTGGTGGGCCAGATCAGTTACCTGGCCTGGCGATGGGTGCGGGAATGGCGACAGAGGGCACGCGCATGAAGGGCAAAATCATCGGGAGCAGCGCGGCCGCCATCATCGCGCTGGCTGCGGCAGCACTGGTCAAGCCGTGGGAAGGCTACTCGCCCACCCCCTACGTCGACATGGTTGGGGTTGCCACCTACTGCTATGGCGATACCGGCCGCCCGGAGAAGGCGGTCTACACCGAGCAGGAATGCGCCGAGAAGTTGAACAGCCGGCTGGGTCAGTACCTGACCGGGATTCAATCCTGCATCCGCGTCCCGCTGGAGCCCCACCAAGCTGCCGCGTTACTGAGCTGGACCTACAACGTCGGCGTGGGCGCAGCCTGTCGCTCGACGCTGGTGGCTCGTATCAATGCAGGCCAGCCCGCCGCGAGCTGGTGCGCTGAACTGGACCGCTGGGTCTACGCCGGCGGCAAGCGCGTGCAGGGCCTGGTGAACCGCCGCGCTGCTGAGCGCGCCATGTGCGAGGGCGGATCGTGAACCGCGTCGCCAGCGCCGTCGCTGCCTTTGCCCTGTGGTCCGCTGTCATGTTTGGTGCTGGCTGGGCTTGGCGTAGTGACCGGGCGGAGAGTACAGAGGCCGACCAGCGCGCCGCCGGCGCCGCGGCAGTCGCGGACCAGGTGAACCGGACCCGCGCCGTCGAACACCGCCAGGCCGACAACCTGGCCACCATTGGAGCGAAACATGAAGAAGACCGCACTGCGGCCGCGACCGTCCCTGCTGCTGTTGTGGCTGACCTGCGCTCTGGGCGTCTCCAGCTGCGCGACGACCTCGCCACCTGCAGCACCAGCCTCCTGTCCCAAGCCGTCGCCGGCGCCGTCGAACGTGATGCGCACGCCGAACTACGAGCAGAGGTTGCGGGAGCTGCTGTTCAAATCGGTCGCGACGCCGACGACCACGTCCGCGGCACCCAAGCAGTGATAGCGGCTGACCGTGAAGCGGTGAGGCCGTGAATCGTCGGTTGCTGGCGCTTGGCCGGCTGAAGACTGGCGAGATGAACAAGACCGAGGCGGCCTATGCCGAGCGCCTGCGCGCGCTGGAGGCATCGGGACAAATCCTCTGGCACAAGTTCGAGGGCCTGAAGCTGAGGCTTGCCGACAACACGTTCTACACCCCGGATTTTGCTGTAGTGGCTGCTGATGGCGTAATCGAGTGCCATGAGGTGAAGGGCCACTGGCAGGATGATGCGCGGGCCAAGATCAAGATCGCAGCGGCCCTGTACCCGTTCCGCTTCATTGCGGTGAAGGTCAAGCGCAAGCGCGACGGCGGCGGCTGGGCAGTGGAGGAGTTCTGATGCACGCGACAGTGACTGCGTCGGTCCGCATGCGCTGGTGGCTGCGTTGCTATCTGGCTGCCGTGGTGTGGACTGCCCGGGCGACGGGTTTGGAGCCGAACTGGGAGCGGGTCGAGCGGTGGATACGCCGCGGCCTGGTACTGCAAACGACGAGGGTTGGTGATGGACGCTGCACGGATTGAAGAGGTGGCGGCTGCATTGTCTGCTGAGCAGGTGGCGCGCGCTGGTGCCGACGCCGCCCTGGCGGCGCTTATCGAAGACAGCACCGACAGTCGAATCGACCGACTGGTCGGGATCATTGAGCAGCAGGGCAAGCAGATCGCCGAGCTGGCCATGCATGTGGGGCTGCTGGTGCAGGCCGTGGCCCAGCTGCTGGGCGAGGAAGCCGGCGCGCCGGTGCAGGAAGAGGGTGCCGAGCCTGCGCGCCTTGACCTGGACGGGAAGCCCTACTGATGCCCACGAGGCCACCGCAGCACCGCGCAGCCGGCTGGCGCCCCTACAAGGAGACCAGTGCTCAGGTGCGCAAGAGACAGGGGCGCCGCGCGCTGCCTACCAACTCGTCGCTGTGGCGCCGGATCCGGGCGGTGGTGCTGGCCCGTGAGCCGCTTTGCAGGTGCTGTGCTGAGCAGGGAAGGGTGCGCGCGGCCACTGAGGTCGACCATGTTGACGGTGACGACGCCAACCACGCCGACAGCAACCTGCAGCCGCTGTGCCGGCCATGCCACAGCGCCAAGACAGCGCGGGAGAACGGTGGGTTCGGCAGGGTAGCGAGCGCCCCTCGTGAACCTGAATGGATCGAGAGTTATCCACAGAAAGCTGAGCGAAAAGGGAGGGGGGAGGGTCAAAGTTGAGGGCCATCCTCGACCGATACGCGCGCCCCCCTTTCGTCGCGCGTCCACAGAATTTGAATTTCGGATTTGGAGCTGACCGGCGATGGCCAGGCACAAGCAGCCCGCCGAGCTGGCCAAGCTCAAGGGGGCGGACAAGCGCAACCCGCAGCGCTACAAAACAGAGGTGCCGAAGACGGGGAAGGCCTTGGGCACGGTGCCCGGCCATCTACCGGACGAGGTTGCCGTGGTCTGGAAGGAGCTGGAGAAGTGCGCCCTGCCGGGTGTCCTGACCAGCGCCGACCGTTTCATCATGGAAGTGGCGTCCTCGCTGCTATCCGAGTTCCGTGCCAACCGAGGCGAGTTCGTCGCGGCCAAGTACTCCCACCTGATCGGCTGCCTGGCGCGTCTGGGGCTGACCCCGGCCGACCGCCAGAAGCTGGGGACCGAGAAGACCCCGGAGGGCAACCCATTCGACGAGTTCTGATCCATGACGCCCACCGAATCAGCCAAGGCCTACGCCAAGGGCGTGACGGCTGGGAAGATCATCGCAGGCGAGTACATCCGGTTGGCGTGCCAGCGGTTCCTCGATGACCTGAAGCGCAAGGGGGCCGACTGGCCCTACAAGTACGACGCCGACAAAGCCGATCGTGCGGTACGTTTCATGGAGAAGATGCCGCACACCAAGGGCAAGTGGGCTTCGCAGAAGAAGCTGCTGGTGCTGGAACCCTGGCAGCGGTTCATCGAGTGCAACCTGTTCGGCTGGGTCCACAAGAAGACCGGGCATAGGCGGTTCCGCCGGTCCTACGAGGAGATCGCCCGTAAGAACGGCAAGTCGCTCCGGCTGGCCGCGCGCGGCCTGTACCTGTTCTGTGCCGACGGTGAGGCTGGTGCCGAGGTGTACTCAGGCGCCACCAGCGAGAAACAGGCATACGAGGTGTTCCGCCCGGCCTGGCAGATGGTGCAGAAGCTGCCGGCGCTGCGCTCGCGGTTCGGCATCGAGCAGGCCGGCAACCCGAAGAACCCCGGTCCGCTCTTCGTCATGGAGGACATGTCGAAGTTCGAGACGATGATTGGCAAGCCGGGCGATGGCTCCAGCCCGCACGCGGCGCTTGTGGACGAGTACCACGAGCACGACGACGACCACATGGTCGATGCGATGGAAACCGGCATGGGCGCGCGTGAGCAGCCCCTTTTGTCGATCATCACCACGGCGGGAACCAACCTGTCCGGCCCGTGCTTCGAGATGCGGAGCGATGCGGTCCGCATTCTGCGCGGGGAAGTGACTGACGAGACGGTGTTCGCCGCGATCTACTGCATTGACGAGGGCGACCGCTGGGACGATCCGGAGGTGCTGCGAAAGGCCAACCCGAATTTCGGGGTGTCCGTGTTCGAGCAGTTCCTGGTCGACATGCTTGCCAAGGCAAAGCGCTCTGCCAGCAAGCAAAGTGCATACCGCACCAAGCACCTGAACGACTGGGTGGGCGCCAAGCTGGCATGGATGAACATGCTGGCCTGGCAGCGGCAGAAACGTCGGTTTGAGATCTCGGACTTTGCTGGATGCCCCTGCTGGGTCGGCGTCGATCTGGCGTCGAAGCTGGACGTGGCCGCGGTCGTGCTCCTGTTCGAGAAGGGCGACAGCTTCTACGCCATCCCGCGCTTCTATGTTCCCGAATCAGCGGTGGAGGAAAACGAGAAGTACCAGCAGTTCCTGCTGGATGACCTGATCGTGGCCACGCCGGGAAACATGACCGACTACGCCTTCATCGAAGAGGAATTGAAGGAGCTTGCGGCGCAAGGCATCGATGTGCGGGACATTGCCTTCGATCCGGCCCAGGCGGCGTATCTGATGACCCGTCTGGAGCAGGAGAGCTTGCCGGTTGTCGAGATGGCGCAGTCCGTGCGCAACCTATCTGAGCCGATGAAGGAAGTAGAGGCGCTGATCCTGTCGCGCCGCCTGTGGCACGACGGCAACGCGGCGATGACCTGGATGATGGGCAATGTCGTGGCGAGGGTGGATGCCAAGGAACACGTCTATCCACGCAAGGAAAAGATGGAAAACAAGATCGACGGCGCGGTGGCGCTAATCATGGCCATGGGCCGCGCCATGCAGGCGCGGGACACCGGCATAACCCAACAAGGCTTCGTGGTGATCGACTGATGAGCGCACAGATTGCGAAAGACCGTCTCACCATTGCGGTTGGAATCGATCGCGGGATCAGAGCGAACGCGGCGAGCATGAACGCCCTGGTCGGTGGGGAGGTGATCGAATCGTCAAGCCTCCGCATGTTCGAGGTGTTTGGAAATCCGACGACGGCCTCCGGTGCTGTCGTCAGCCCCGAATCGGCAATGCGGGTCTCGGCGGTGTTCGCTGCCGTTTCACTACTTGCCGGTGCGATATCTCAGCTTCCGCTGCCCGTCTTCGAACGGGTGGACGGGCACCGCACGCGGGCTGAGCACGATTACTGGTGGCTGCTGAACGAACAGTTTTCCTCCGGTTGGTCGAGCGCCACCGGCTGGGAGTTCACGGTCGGCCAGATGCTGCTGCGCGGTGATGGTGTGGTGTACGTGACGCGCAACCGCGCGGGCGTGGCGACCGGGCTGATTCCATGGCCCCGCGACAGGGTGATGATCCTCAAGCAGGAGAAGACCAGCCCACGGGAACCGACGCGCCTGCAGTACACGTTCCACGACGCGGACGGGTACTTCACCGTTGACCAGGACGATGTGCTCCATTTCCCCGGCTTCGGTTTCAACGGCGTGCACGGCATGTCAGTGATCCAGTGGGGCGCGCGGAACGGCATCGGCATCGCCATCCAAGGCGACGAGCACGCCGGCAAGTTCTTCAGCGAGGGCGGCAAGCCAGAAGTGGCCATCCGAACGCCCAACAAGATGACCAAGGAACAGCAGGACGATTTCCGCGACGCCTGGGTCAAGAAGTACGGCGGGGTGCAGGGCAACCGTCGCATTCCGCTGGTTTTGACCGAGGGGCTGGAGGTTCACGAGCTGACCATGTCGGCGGTTGACCAGCAGCTGCTGGAATCGCGGCAGTGGCAGGTCATCGACGTGGCTCGTGCCTTCGGTGTTCCGCCCCACATGATTGGCGAGACGAGCAAGGCAACCAGCTGGGGTAGCGGCATCGAAAGCATGGGCATCGGCTTCGTGAAGTACACGCTGGGTCCCCATTTGAAGCGGATCAAGGATGAGCTGAACCGCAAGCTGTTCCGCACCCCTCGCTACTTCGTTGAGCACAACGTGGACATGTTCATGGCCGGCGACTCGAAGACGCAGGCGGAGTACTTCAGCAAGGCGTTGGGTGGCCCCGGTACGCAAGGCTGGATGGTCGTCAACGAGGTCCGCCGCCTCAAGAACCTGCCTCCCATCGAGGGCGGCGACAAGCTCTACCAACCGAAAGACCCCGCGCCACCGGCCAAGCCGGGTGGCGACGACCCTGAAAGGAACCCTGAAGATGCCGATTCCTAAGCTGCTGCAGCTGGCCAAGAACAACGCCGGGCAATCCAAATCCATCCGGGCGGAGACCGAGGGCAAGGAGGCGACCATCTACCTGCACGGCGTCATCGGCGGGTGGTGGGGCGATATTGACGAGACGATGTTTGCTCAGGCCATGGCCGGCATCGACGCGGACGTGATCCATCTGCGCATCGACTCGCCCGGCGGCGACGTGTTTGCGGCCCGATCGATGATGACCGCCATTGCCCAACACAAGGCAACGGTCATCGCCCATATCGATGGCTTGGCCGCCTCGGCTATGACGGGGGTTTGCATGGCATGCGACAAGGTCGAGATCAGCCAAGGCGCCGGTTTCATGATCCACAACGCGTGGACGATCACAGTCGGGAACAAGGCAGACATGATCAAGACCGGCGAGCTGTTGGCCAAGATCGATGCCGGCCTGGCGGGTGACTACACCCGCCGCACCGGCAAGGATCAGTCGCAGATCGTCCAGTGGATGGATGAAGAGACCTGGTTCACGGCTGACGAGGCCAAGGAACACGGCTTCGCAGACGAGGTGGTGGAGATCGTGGGCAAGAAGAAGGCGGCGAACACCTGGGACCTGTCCGCCTACGACAACGCCCCTGCCGCGCTGGCCAGCCGTAAGCCCGAACCCGACGACGGCGCCGCCGCCGCGGCCCATAAAGCCAACCTGTCGCGCCGCTTGGCGCTGCTGGAACGCCCTGCTGCGTAAGCGACTCCCGCCCGCAGTTCATCCCGACCGCCGAAAGGCGGTTTTTTTTCGACACAAGGAAATCACCAATGCCCTTCAACATTCAGGCCGAGCGGGAGCGCCGCACCGCGCTGGCAAAGGAAACCCGCAACCTGCTGGACACCAGCACCGGTGACGGCAACAAGTGGACGCCGGATAACCAGGCCAAGTACGACGACAACATCTCCGAGATCGAGCGCATCGACGCGGCGATCGAACGTCACCAGAAGGTCATGGACCTGACCGCCGACGAGGCACTGCGCGAGCAGGGCGTGCGTGAACACGACACCGCCAACCGCGGCGGCCGCAACCTCTCGAACGAGGAGCGCCTGTTCGACCGCTGGGCGCGCGGCGGCGACAGCGCCCTGAGCGCCGAAGACTGGAAGCAGGTCAATGCGGCCATGTCGGGTAACCCGAACGTGAATCCGGAGCAAGGTGGCTACACGGTTCCGACCACGCTGGCCCAGCAGATCCTGGACGCCCTCAAGGCGTTCGGCGGCATGCGCCAGGTGGCCGATGTGTTCAGCACAGCCGGCGGCGAGCCGATGCAGTACCCGACCAGCGATGGCACCTCCGAAGAGGGCGAGCTGGTTGCCGAGAATCAGTCCGCGACCGACCAGGACGTGGCCTTTGGCACCAAGGGCCTGCAAGTCTACAAGTACAGCTCCAAGGTGGTGACCGTGCCGTGGGAGCTGCTGCAGGACAGCACCACCGATGTCTCCGGCTTCATCGAGAAACGCCTGCAGACCCGTCTCGGTCGCGTTACCAATCGCAACTACACCGTCGGCACCGGTGTGGGTCAGCCGATGGGCGCCTTCACCGCCGCGGCTGTCGGTAAGATCGGCGCCGTCTCGGCGCTGCCGATCATCACCTACGACGACCTGGTGGACCTGGAGCACAGCGTCGATCCAGCGTACCGCCAGCTGGCCAAGTGGATGTTCCACGACGACATGCTGAAGTTGATCCGCAAGGTCAAGGACGATCAGGGCCGGCCGATCTTCGTGCCGGGCTACGAGCAGGGCAATCCGGGCGGTGCGCCGGATCGTCTGTTGAACCGCGATATCCAGATCAACCAGCACGCGCCGGCCCCGGCCGCAGGTGCTACGTCGATCGCGTTCGGCGACTTCAGCTACTACAAGATCCGCGACGTGATGGCGGTGACCCTGTTCCGCTTCAACGACTCGGCCTACGTCAAGAAGGGGCAGGTGGGCTTCATGGCCTGGATGCGCTCCGGCGGCAACCTGGTTGACGTGGGTGGCGCGGTGAAGACCTTCAAGCACGGCGCCGCGGCTTAATCGCCTCGGCCCACGAACGGAGGGACGCCCGATCGCGGGCGTCCCTTGGAGACGATCATGGCAAAGCAGAAGAACACTCCAGCGCCGGTGGAGCCGACTGGGGATGCCGCGCTTGTTACCCCGGAAGCGCCCGCTGCGGCGGTTGACGCTGCTACCGGTGAGGATGAGCAGCCGAACACCCAAAGCGCCGACGCTGCCGCGCTGGCCGCTGCCGGCGAGGGGGGTACGGAGGAAAGCGGCTCCAGCCAGGCAACCGACACCGTAGATGCGGACAGCGACCGGCCGCCATCGGATGATGAGCTGGCTCCGCCAAACGGCGAAACCGTTCCGGCGCTGGTGCTCAGCGACAACCACCTGGGCAAGGTCGGGCAGGTGATCCAGGTCAATGCCGCCCATGCGGAGGCGTTGCGCCTTGGCGGGCTGATCGACCCCCACCCCAACGCCATCAAGGCGGCCGTGCCGGAGGAATGACCCATGCTGCGCACGTTGACCCCGGCGACTGAGGAGCCTGTGTCGCTGAGCGAAGCGAAGGCGCATCTGGTCGTGATACACGATGCCGACGATGTGCTGATCGGAGCATTCATCACGGCGGCAAGGGAGTCGGTGGAACGCACTACCGGCTACGCCTTGGCGGAGGCATCCTACGAGTGGACGCCGGTCGGGGAGGGGCGCACGCCGCTCCCCATTGAGCCGGCAGTCTTGGATAGCGAGGTCGGCGCCTACCCGGTGAAGTTCAAGACCACACCCGGCCCGTTGCCGGGACCGCTGCGCGCGGCGGTGCTGCTGCTCCTGGGGGATCTGTACGCCAACCGCGAGGCTGTGGTGGCCGGCACGCAGCTGGCTGAGAACCCGACGCTGGACAGGCTGATGTTCCCCTACCGGCGGGTGCTGCCGTGAGGCGGGCCGGGAAGTACCGTCAAAGAGTGACCATTCGGCACCGCACCCTGATCGAGGACGAGTACAACGACCAGATAGAGGTGTGGGCGGACTGGCGAACCGATGTGCCGGCCGAAGTCGTTCCCTTGTCAGGGAAGGAGTTCATCGAAGCCGGCGCGAGCCAAGACCAGCTGAGCGCACGCATCGAGATCCCGTATCTGCCTGGCGTGGACGCGACCATGCGAATTCTGCATGACGGAAACCTGTACGCCGTGCAAGCCGTGCTGCCTGATCCAACAGCGCGACAGCACCTGACCTTAATGGTGGCCACGCGGAGGGGAAATGACTGATTTCGACATTCATATCTCCGGCCTGGCTGAGCTCGAGCGGGCGTTGCTAGAGCTATCGGACAGGGCCGCTCGCCGCGCATTGCGGAAAGGGATGCGCCGCGGTGCCATCGTGGTCCGAAACGACGCCAGAAACAGGGTCAGAATCGCGCGCGGGAAACTGCGCCGATCGATCCGGGTTCGGGAGCGGAGCGAAGAGCAGGGCTGGATGCGTTTCGCCGTGGAGGTGCCGCGCTCGGCCTTCTACGGCAAGTTTGGCGAGTACGGCACATCGAGGATGGCCGCCTGGCCGTTCATGCGGCCTGCAGCTGAGTCGAAGACCGAGGAGGCGGTAAGCACCATGCGTGATGCGCTCGGTGAGGCAGTGCAGGAAGAGATGCGGAGGGCACGCCAATGAACCTCGATACCCGGCTGGCGGCAGCTGGCAAGTCGGTGACCGCATCGTTCAGACCGTTCCCGTACAAGGATCCGCCTGCGCTCTACGCGACGTATCAGCGAGCGACAGGGCGCCGGCATAGCACTCTGAACTCCGGTGCAGGCGCTGAGCGTGCAACCTTCCAGATCGATGTGTGGGGCAAGGCTAAGGGGCCGGTTCGAGAGCTGGCTGATCAGCTCAAGGACGCGTTCCCGGGGCTGCTCAAGGTCGGGGAGATCACCGACAACCCTGACGACTACGAAAACGATATCGAGCTCCACCGCGCCAGCTTCGACGTAACCGTCTGGGCCTGACAGCCGCCCAACCCTGCAACCACCATGCCGCCTCCGGGCGGCTTTTCTTTACCCCAAGGAGCCAACCATGGCCAAGAACGAAGCGATCTCCGCGCAGGACTCTGCGCTCTACGTGAAGAAGGGCACGGAGCCCACGACCCCGAACGATCCGACCGGCTATACCGAGGTCGATGGCCTGACGGGCTTCCCGTTCGGCCGTGGCCAGGCCAACACGCTGGACGCCACCAATCTGAAATCCAAGCAGGTCGAGAACATTGCCGGCCTGGCTGGCGGCCAGACCGTGCAGGTTGCCGGCCACCGCTGGCCGGTGGGCAAGTCGGCTGGCCAGGAGATCCTGCGCGATGCCGACCAGGACGAGGACCTGCACTTCCTGATGGTGCTGCCGACTGGCGACGCCGCCACGTTCGTCGGCAAGGTGGCCGGCTTCAATGTCACCCCGGGCACCAATGCGGTCCTGACCTTCACTGCGGACCTGCTGCCGCGCGACTTCACCATCGTCACCCTTCCGACCGGACCGTAAGCCATGACCCTGCTGAACAAGAGCCAGATCCTCGCCGCCTCCGACCGCAAGACCGAAGACCTGGAGGTCAAGGAATGGGGCGGCATCGTCCGCATCTCCACCATGTCGGCCAGCGACCGCGACAAATGGGAGCAGGACACCTACGGCGGTGAGAAGACGAAGACCGAGGACTTCCGCGCCCGCTTCGTGGCGTTGTGCCTGGTGGATGAGAAGGGCGACCGCCTGTTCACCGACAAGGACGTGGCCCAGCTGGGAGCCAAGTCGGCCGCGGCACTGGATCGCGTGTTCCGCGCCGCGCAGAAGCTCAACGCGCTGGGCGATGCTGCGATCGAGGAAGCTGAAAAAAACTGACGAGCCGGCCTGAGCGCCGGCTCCAGTTTCGGATCGCGTGGCGCCTCGGCTTCCCGCATCCAGACCAGATGCTGGCGGGGCTGGATTCCCGCCAGCTGACGGAGATGTACGCCTTCGCGCGCGTTGAGCCGCTGGACCAGCCCCTCCAGGACATGCTGGCCCAGCTGACCGACGTGCTGGCAAGGGTCCATGGCAACGAGACCAGCCCGAAGGACTTCCTCTTGGTGCGAGAGCCACCGCAGCCAGTGGACGAAAGCGCTGCCCGTGCGCAACAGATTGCCGAGCTATTCCAGGCGGCGTCGGCCAAGAACTCCATTCACTGAGCTACCATTCGCCCAGCCACATGGAGGAATGGACATGCGACATCGGGTGATTCTTGTCTCGTTGATGCTACTCGCTGGGGGCTGCTCCCCAAGCGCTGAGGAAGTTGAAAAGCAGAAGACGGAGGCAATCAGATCCAAAGTTGACGCTGGCGTTCGTCAGGCTCTAAAGGATCCTGACTCCGCCAAGATCGTTGTTCGTCAGGTCTTTCCGCTCTTTGACGGGATAGTTGCGTGTGGAGTGGTGAACGCAAAGAACAGCTTCGGCGGTTACACGGGCGACATGGCGTTCAACATTGGTGTCAACGCCGATGGAAGAGCAACAACGCCAAATATTGCGAATGACGAGATGAGTAGCGCGGTATCTGCAGCCATGTGCGACTTCGAGAAGGAATATGCCTCGCTTCCAGGCCATTATGGGAAGCCGGCAACTTCGGAGCAGAGCAAGCAGCTCGTTTCAGCTTATGAAAGGAAGGTTCGGGAAGTGATTGAGAAGATTTCTTCAGAGAAGTAGCGCACGATCGACTTAATCCGTTGATAACCCGCCGAGAGGCGGGTTTTTTATTGCTTGGAGAGAAAAATGACTTCGACGGCCGCTACCATTGACGTGCAGCTGCGTGCGAACACTGCCGCCTACCGCGCCGAGATGGTGAACTCTGCGCGCACCACTACGCAGCAGCTTGGCCTGATCCGTAAGGAGGCCTCCCAGACAGCGGTTTCTATTGCGAACCTCAACAAGGCAGCAGTCGGTTTCGTAGGCTTCGAAGCGGTCAAAAGTGGGGTGTCGGCACTGCTGGACGCACAGAAGTCGATCCAGCAGATCCATTACGGCCTCATGGGTGCAACGGGATCCGCCCAAGCGGCAGACAAGGCCTATGGATTCGTCGCACAGACGGCGAAGGACCTTGGCCTGAACTTGGAGGAGGCCGGCAAGAGTTTTACCAGCATGTCGGCGGCTGCGACCGCCAATGGCATTGCTATGAAGGATCAGCAGGAGCTGTTCCGGCAGCTGTCGCGGTCGGCGACGGTGATGCACTTGACCAGTGAGCAGATGGGGCGCGCGACGACCGCGCTCGGGCAGTCTTTCAGCAAGGGCAAGTTCCAAGCCGAAGAACTGCGGCAGCAGCTTGGCGAGGCCATCCCAGGCATCGTGCCTCGCTTCATTCAGGCTGTTGCCAAGATGAACGAGGGCACGGCTCTTGCCGGAAAGTCCTTCGACAAGCTTCTGCAGGACGGCGACCTGAGCGTCCAGAAGTACCTGCCGGCGATGATCAAGGCGCTGGAAGCCTCTGGTACTGGAGCGGAGGAGGCCGCAAAAGGGCTGAGCGCAGAGCTGAATCGCCTTTCCACGGCATGGTTCAATTTGAAGGTCAAGGCTAGCGGCGGGGTGTTCAGCGATGCTGCCATCTCGTCCGTTCGCTTCATGGCCGAGAATCTGGAGAACGTCGCCGGCGCCGCGACGGTGGCCGCGGGTGTCATTGCTGGCCGTCTCGTCGGCGTCGGCGCCGGCAAGGCATATAGCGCGGTCGCCGCGCCGATCAATGAGCGAATGGCTGCGTCAAGCCAGGCGTCTGACTTGGCAAACGTCGCGCGGGAGCGCGTCAAGGAGGCTGCCGCAACAGTCAACCAGGCTAGGGAGTCTGTACGCCTTACCACGACCTGGAAAGCCCAAGCTGCAGCCGCCCAGGATACTGCTCGTGGTCAGTTGGCTGTGGCCGCGGCTGCACACGAAGCCGCACAACGGACGCTAGAACACCAGCAGGGCGCGGCAACGCTGTCGGCCAACTTGCGGGCGCAGAAGGAGGCTCAAGCCGCAGTAGTTGTCGCCCAACGCAATCTTGAGCGGGCCCAGCGCGAGTACAACGCAGCATCTCTGTCCGGAACGCGGGCAGATGCCGCAGCTACCGCGGCGAAGGGGCGGCTGATCCTGGCCCAAGAGGCTGCTGCCGTAGCAACCAACAACCTCACCGCGGCGCGCGGGAGGGAGGCCGCGGCGGCGTCGGCATCCTCCCTCGGTGGCATGCTGGCTGGCGGACTGCGCAGTGCCGGTAGCGGCCTGTTGGCGCTGGCTGGTGGCCCGTGGGGTGCTGCAGCGATCGCCATTGGAGCGCTCGGCATCGCATATGTGGATGCCCAGAAGAAGGCCGAGGCGGCAAGGGCTGAGTTCGATGCCCAAGTTAAGTCGATGGACACGCTTCGTGTCGCCATCCAGGACACGTCAGCCGAGTATGGGCGGATGGATGGTTCCAAGTCGATTCGCTCCGCTGCTGAGGACTGGAACCAGTACGGCGTGGCTGTGCGCAAGGCCGATGCCGAGATCGAGAAGGTCAAGAAGGAGATTGCAGACTACCGCCGGGATATAGAGGCGGCGAAAGACCAGTTGGAGATGGGGGGCGGCGGGTTGGGGGTTGGCTTCTACACCACCAAGCTGGAGGATGCCCAGGCTCGACTGCAGCAGCTGTCCAAGGAGACGGAATCGACTCGCGTTGCCTTCCAGACACTGGAGGGACAGTTGAAGAAGTCGATGGATCCCGACCTGTTCGAAAAAATGCGCCAGGCCGCGTTGAACGCAGACGACGTGAAGTTTGACAGCCTTCGAGCAAAGCTCGACAGGACGAGTCAGGCTGCGCTCGACGTATATCTCGCCATTCAAAAGATCAACAGTTCCGGTCAGGACGACGTGTGGAACCGGCGGCTTGAGAGGCTGAAGCGTGAGCAGGGGGACCTGGCGGCGTGGGACGCTGAGAGGCTCAAGTCCTACGCCTCGGCAAAGAACATCAGCCTGGAAGGCATCTCGCCTGCTTCGCTGGCGGATCCCAACGGAATGGCTGCGCAGATGGCTCTCTCTGCGCTAACCAAGGAACAACAGCGGGACTACCGCGCTCAGCGCGCTGAGGTTGCCGAGAACATCGCGGCCGAGAAGGCATGGAAGGAGTCGAAGAAAGACACCGCTAAGGCCACCCGTGAGTCGTTGAGCGAGTCCAAGGCTCAGGAGAACCAGTACACCTCGATGATGGACCGGATCAAGCGGCAGATCGCTCTCGATAAGGAGCAGATGGGCCTGACCGACGACATGACGGCGGCGCAGAAGCTGCAGGTTCTCATCACGAACGAGATGGCATCTGCCAAGAGCAAGCTGAGCGCGGAGGAGCAGAAGCGGGTCAAGGCACTGTTGGAGGAGGCGGTCGCTCAGGGCAAGGCTCTGGCGGCGCAAGAGTCGGCGAAGAAGGCCGCACAGGACATGCTGCGGCTCCAGAAGGAGCTGAATGAGGCTG